CTTTTTCTTTTAATTGTAGCACAAAAAGATGGGTATTGCAATAGCTTTTGCCCATCGCGTAGGGTCACTCCTTCCACGGCTCCTCATCCCTCATTTTCTTGAGTCGCTCTGCCAACACAAGCTCAAGCTCGCTTGGTGTTATCTCTTTGACTAAAGCGAGTAGCTCAGTATCACTAAGCATACGCAAGTATGTTCTATCTTTACGCATTTGCTTTCTCCCAATCATTACGCTCTGCTGCTTGCTCAAGCCGTGTTTCAATCTCGTGTTGGTTGTTCACATGCCACTCGCGGAACAGGGACATCCCCCTGCGCTTGCCGTATGCGCGACATACCCGTGAAAGTTCCGACTCCATGTTCCGCAACTCCCTGCGTAACTCCTCGGCTCTGCGTATAATTGCGATGCACTCCGCATCTAACTTCTCGTCCATTATCCTACTCCTTCTCTGTTAGCTGGTGCCTCACTGCACGCAGCTTCTGTTCAAGATACTCAATGTATTTGATGAGCCTACGCACAAGTGCGCGGTCCTCGTCTGCTTCAAGCTCATCACGTAGCTTGAAGAACTCACGCCATTCATCGGGTGTTATTCGCACATTTATCTCCTTTACATATGCTGACTGTCGTTGAACGAATGTATTCTAGGTGTATCGCAGTAGGTCTCTGTGGCGAACACAGCCACATCACCCTGCACTATCTCATGCTTGGCCCTCACATCCCAGTGTCGGTGGATAAAGTCGGGTCGCCCAAACACACGCACGGCATTGTAATACCGCTCATCTTTGAAACCTATAAAGTGTAAGGCCATCACAATTCTCCCTCACTCAAAGATTATGCTGCGCTCGACGTTAAGTCGATGGTCGGCGTAGCTGCTGCGGTCTGACTCAATATCATCGGTGTCCTCACCGATACGCACGAACTCATACTGCGCTCGGTGGTCACGCTCATCGCTACGGAATGTATCGCTGAACTTCTCGAACGCAACCTCGACATTAGTCACATGCTCGTATCCTGAATACCACTTCACGTCCTCATAGCGTAGTAGGATGTAGTCCTCGCCATAGTCGATAGTCGCGCACCACTCGTCCTTGGCCTCCCGCACTGGGTAAGTCTCCTCGAACCAGAACTTGAGCGCAGCAAACGGGAGTGTGGTTGTGCCTCGCTTGGCGTTGAACTCGTCGACGCTGTCGCTACACCCGTGTGTTAGGTAGAACACAATCTTAACTTCTGAACGATAGCCCATGTCTATTCTCCTACTCTCTTAGGGTTAAGCATCTTTAGCTCGTTCATATTGCTCACAACTACATAGTTGGACTTGTTCATCGGCACTGTGCAGAACGTCACCATGTGGGCTTGCTTGTCACCGCACGATAAGCATGTCGTGTAGCCAAGCCGTGAACGGGCAGCGGGAAACAGGTTGCCGCACTTACATATTACTTGGGTCATTGGTCTTGCTCCTTGTCCACTATGAACTTGCTCGTGCGCAGGACTAATTCGATGCGCCTAGGTGTAATCTCGTGCTGCTCGTCGTTATGCCAACGATAGTGCTTGTTTAGGTAGTCAACCCATTCTTGCAGGGCAGGGGTAACCTCTATCTTCTTCATTATCTCTCTCCATCTTCGAAGTTAAGCTCTGCTACTACGTCATCGTCATCCGTTGCACGTGCAACGCTTCCCCACACATACCCGAACGAACTGATGAGGATGTCGCGCACCTCCTCGCGGTCAAAGCTGTCGCCTTCGAAGTGCACTTTGCCTCGTGATAAATATATGTCTGTGGCCCTGATGATGTCGGCCAAGCTGACCCCCATCGGATAGATGCCGTGATTGCCGTAGAAGCTACGAACGTATAGGTAGAACTGATTCATCATTGCTAGTCTCCACTAGTTATCCGTGGCACGTGCCACGCTTGGTTAAACAGGTCGAATTGATGGCAAAAGTCGAGCCAAAGTTTTTTCTTTTTAGTATAGCACTATACATTGTCTATTACAATAGCTTTTGGGCAAAACGGGCTGCGATGGGGGTTGTGATAGGGGCTTATTTTACTCACAATGTAGGACTTCTGCGCTTTGTGCAAAAATTAGGTATTGTTAGTAGACAGTGTGGCTTTGTGAGCAACTTTTACTAACAAAAGAAAACGGCAGCTTACTGCGGGTCTTGGGGGTTTTCTAGGGGTATATATATGTAATGTTCAAAAGTTAGTAAGTAAAAGAGAGAGAGAGGCCATCAGGGATTTTGCATCTGCATAGGCGAGGACACCCTTGCGAACCCCGTCTCAGGGTTTTCACAAATATATTTTACTAACTTTGCACAAAGCGCAGAAACCCTACGTTAATTACTAACAATACAACTAACATTGCAGATTTTACTAACATTAGGTTAGCGTAGTATATGTAGTGCCCACATCCCGAAACTGTCATGGGGAAGCGTGGCACGTGCCACGGCTAGGTAACGTGGTAGCGTGGTAGACATAGTGGCCTCATTCAGGAACTGTCATGGGGGAGCCTCGTCGGTCGTCTCATCAAGGAACTGTCACGGGGGACGCGGATTGCGGACACAAAAAAACCCTGCCAGCCGAAGCTGACAGGGTGGATGCGATTATGCGGGTTCGGATTGTTTGAGGCAATATGCAATGTAATCCAGTGCATCGTCAAGCGTCGGCCAAGGCATATCTAAAGCGCCATGCACTACTGCGATATAGCTAGGTTCTCCGTCATGGGGATACCACAACTCTGCGGATGCATGGGGCGGGTGAAACAATACACCCGCACCAAATTGGCGGGACGGCACATTGGCCAGATAAACCATAGACATTTCATTTTCTCCAAAAAGGTGAGGCTAGCCTTGCGGCTAGCCTCTTAGGGATTAGAAATTCCATGCTTTCTTGCCGCTGCAATCAAGCACCGCTTGCGCCGATATATTGCAGACCTTGAAATATGCCGCCATTGCGTCATGCACGACTAGCATGGCATCAGACTGCTCTTTTGTCATGGTTTCCATAGGGTCGTTATGGATGCGGCGATATGCTGTTGGGAAGTTATCCCAAGACAAAGCCCAAACGTCTAGGTTCTGCTTGGCATTGCCTTTCGGATTGGATTGTTTGTTCTGGTGAACGCCCATTCCCCATTCCTTAACGCGGCGCAGGATATCCCGTGCCTTGTCTTTATTGCCGCCCGTGTTGGCCTGTATCGTTGCCCGCAAACCTTCCAAGCTTTCATGGATTTGTTTCTTGCGAGTCTTGTCGGCATCGGACAAATCGGTCGTTGCTGTTGCGTAAACCTTTGCCCAATCTTTGCCATGCTTTTCGCAAAGCTTGACGTTTAACGCCTCGTTTACCGATGCGCCGATATTCGCAATCTTGCCGCCAATCGCAGCAATCTCACCCATAGGCAATGCGGTAAGGATAACAACCCGCTGCTTTGCATCGGCTTTCGATAGCCGCGCAATTGTGTCTGCCCTATCAAAATCAACAGTAGGTTGAGCGGGTTGAGCCAATGCAACAGCATTTACTGATTTAACTTTAGTCATAACATATTCTCCAATATGGATTGTGATTGTCGCCGAGACCGAATGTCTCTTTGACGATTCTGTTATCGCTTAGGTTGATTAAACGAACAATGTCTAATTGTGTCAGACGCTAAGACCCGCAGAAACCCTAGGGTTTTTGGAAGCATGGGGTGGGGCCAAGCGTGGCACGTGCCACGGATACCCACTATACCCCGACCCCCGCTGTGGTAGATAGGATTCCGCCACGCGCCTGTACTTACTATTATGCTCAAAGGATCACAAAATTCTCAGAAACACCCCCCATAGGGATCGAAACCACAGACCCCCCACCCCCTATATTTTTTAGGTATACACCCCAAACCCGGCATTTCGGGTAACCCCCCCGTCAATGGTACCTTGTATTATTTCTGCCACTCCTATGGTATATGTAACACCCATGCCTTTCAACGACATAGAGAAGCGTAGGGAAGCGAGCCGCAGGCATTACGCGAAGCATCGTGAGCGCGTTATTGAGTCGGCAAAGAAGTACAGTAAGATCGCCCGGAACCGTATTCGTACACATATAAATACACACTTGAAGGCTAACCCGTGCGTAGACTGCGGGGAGGCGGATATAATAGTCTTAGAATTTGACCATATAGGCGACGACAAGCATTTCTCCATATCAGATGCCGTCCGGCACGGGTACAGCATGACAAAGTTGAAGAACGAGATCGCTAAGTGCGAAGTGCGGTGCGCCAACTGCCACAGGAAGAAGACCTACGAGCGTGGTGGTTGGACACATAAGGATTAAAAGCTCTTTACTACTCATACTAGCGAACGTATAAGACCCATCTGCTCCCTCAAACCGGACGCTGCGCTACATGCCTGTGATTAAAATTGAACCTAGTACCAACCACCCCATCCCATACTCTACGGATGAGGATAAACCTTCTACCTTCATGGATGAGGTTGCTATTACGTCGCTAACGTCGGAACTGCTTGAGCAGTTAGGTGCACCCCTAGAGGTAGACGAAGCGGACTTTGAGCGCGAGAAGAAGCTCATTAAAGGCGCTATTCAGGATAAGAAAGCATCAGCATTACGCACACCCATGGCGGCAACGGCTGCTCGTGGGTTCTTGCAGGAATATGGTAAAAGTCTGGCTGTCGATGCTAACATGGTGCGTGTCGCCCTTACCAATAAGCTGCTAGAGATAGCGGACTGCGGCGAGATCAAGTACGAGCTTAAGGCTATTGAGCTACTAGGAAAGCATTCGGATATCGGGTTGTTCACCGAGCGTAGCGAGATCAACATCAATTATAACAGCCCCGACGCACTCGAGAAGCAGATCAAAGAGCGGGTCAAGCGCCTGCTTAATGCTGATATCATCGACGTTACGCCGCTGGGTATGGACCTCGACGAAGAGCTTGGCATTGCTCAGCTAGAGTATGGCGAGCTTGACGAGATGGAAGACGCGCAGTTCGAAGAACTAGCGGAAGATGAGGCGCTATCGGAATGACGATATCGCTCTCCGACATTCCTAAGATACTACATAAGCTGCCGATACATGAGCAGGAGATACTACTTGCCGAGCTTGAGAAGCTGCAAGAGCTTAAGAGTCGTAAGCTGAGCCAAGATCGGTTCATTAAGTTTGTAGAGGCCGTGTGGCCGTCATTCATAGCAGGTAGACATCATGCAAAAATGGCTGATGCGTTCGAACGCGTTGCTCGTGGTGAGTGCAAGCGGCTCATTATTAATATGCCACCGCGACACACAAAGTCGGAGTTCGCCTCTTACCTGCTCCCTGCATGGTTCCTCGGTAAATACCCCGGTAAAAAGATTATCCAATGTTCCCATACGGCAGAGCTTGCGGTAGGCTTTGGACGTAAAGTTCGTAACCTCGTTGACACAGAAGTATATCACAACATATTTCCAGACCTAAGCCTCGCGTCAGACAGTAAAGCGGCTGGCCGGTGGAATACTTCGAAGGGGGGTGATTACTTCGCTATCGGGATCGGGGGTGCCGTAACGGGTAAGGGGGCTGACGTCCTCATCATCGACGATCCGCACTCGGAGCAGGAAGCGGCTATCGCAGAAATTAACCCAGACATCTACGACAAGACATACGAGTGGTATACATCTGGTCCGCGTCAGCGTCTTCAGCCGGGTGGGTCTATCGTCATCGTGATGACACGGTGGTCGAAGCGTGATCTGACAGGGCAGATACTTAAAGATGCAGTAGCCAACGACAGCCTTAACGAGTGGGAAGTCATTGAATTTCCAGCAATTTTACCTTCAGATAAGCCGCTGTGGCCTGAGTTCTGGGAGCTAAGCGAGCTTCAGAAAGTTAAGCGCGACGTTCCTAACAGTAAGTGGATGGCGCAGTATCAGCAGAATCCGATCTCCGAGTCGGCTGCTATTGTTAAAAGAGAGTGGTGGCAGGAGTGGGATAGCGACATACCACCCAAGTGCGACTTTATTTTACAAAGCTGGGATACG